TGTCAATACCGTCTTTTAGCAGTTTAACTTTAGTTTGTGCGCCAGAACGAGTAACCCCAACCCAGTAGTTTACATCATTTGCAGTAATGTCTAATGATGCTGACCAACCTTTGTCTTTAGACCAACGATTGAGAATGTCAGTCTTTTTGATTCCTTTTACATTCTTGTTATACAAAATTTCTTGAATGATCATTGCAATAGAAGACTTACCGCTACCGTTAGGTGCTGTAAGTTGTGTAATTTTGCTGCCATCTAGTTGAAGTGTGTTTTCTTTACCATATGAAAACATATTAGAAAACTTTAAGGTTTTTAGTGTAATTTCACTCATTTAAATCTGTCCCATGTAATAAAAGGTTCATAAGGTATGTGGCTGTTGAATTCGTCTATCTTAGCCTGTATTTTTGTCATGTGCGGAGAAGCAAATTCCCAGCCTGTAAGCTTTTTTCGTCTCTTGAGCGTTGTGTACTCTTTGTGGATAAACTCACTGTTCTTTTTGCCTGCAAGTGTTTTATGGTAGTGAGCAGCATACCAACAAAAGATTGGTTCAAGAGATGTGAATGTAAAGAATCTCTTTCTATGATTGATTGCATACTTTACCATATTAGGTGAGTCTTCTTGCCAACCTATTCCAATAGTATCATGAAAGTCAGGATTGTGTCCAGAGAAGATTAGAATCTCGTAGGGGTTAACATAGCGAAATAAATGAGTGAGAGCCATCTGAGAAGGTGACCGAACAAACTGGCCTGACTCGATTGCGTCTTCAATAGTTTCATGTAAAAACTCCTCTAAAGAAAGATGTACAATTTTGTAAGGAACTTCATTGTCTTTGCACCACTTAACTGCCCAAATGATATCACCCTGATTCATACCACCGAACAAAGATAAGATCAGAACACGAAATGGAATACCTTGATTTAAAAATGCTTGAGCAGTTACCTCAGAGTCTATACCACCACTCATGGTAATCACATAGTCTCCTTTGTGATGTTTATGAAATTGAACTACCAGCGTTTCTAAATCTCTTTTGAAGGATGTGCTTCGACGTGAGTATTCTGGTACGCATACTCTAACACCATCAGTTTCAGCACCCCAAGGATGCGTTTTATCACGCCACCAACTGCCATTGCTATACTCCCAAAAAACACGATTACACTCGAACATCTAGTGCCTTAAACTCAGATAACACTTTGTCTACATCAGCTACTTTGATGTGGTTAAGATAGATTTCAAGCTCTTCGTAGATTGTTTTGTTTTTAAGATCCAGTGTTGCATCTTCCACTGGCTTTTCTACTACCTTTTTGTCTAATAAGTCAGAACGTTCTACTTTGCTCAACTGATCAATATTACCCTTCACTTCATACACCACATGATGACGATCATCAGGAGTCATCGAATCACCAGCCTGAATGGTACGACGCACAAGTTTTGGCAAGTCAAGATTGTAAAACTCACGAGTATAGTTTGTAGAATCAATCACCTCATAAATGTCTACTCCATACTCTCTATTCTCATCACGATCAAAGGTAGTGTTTAGAGGAGAGCCAGGGTAGTAACAGTTAGTGTCGCCATAACGATGATTAAAGTGTAGATCGCCAAGCAGACACAAGCCCCAAGGCGATAGTCTAGAGAAATCATATTCTGGCGTGATATGCGGAGGAACTTCTCCACGGATATGTGTAACCAGTATATCACCAGCCTGATACGGAGGGAGATTGTCTGTTTGAACCTCGCCATACGGAAACAGCTGAAATGATAAGCCACCAGCATCACATCTCGCATTACGTGTAAATACTTGTACATGAGGATTTTTAATTGCGTTCTTTTCTGTAAGATGTTCAAAGAATGTTTCCCCTTTGCGAGTAGCTTCATGATTGCCTGGGATGATGATTGTGGGAATTGTGACTGAATTGATATAGCTCAAAAACAGAGAGATTTCATCTGGTTGCGGCTTAGTATCAAAGATGTCACCAGCTATCACATGTACATCCATGCGTTGCTCAAGTGCGATCAGCTTACGAAACATTTCACGGAATCTACCCACTTGCCACTCGTATGGAACCTTCTTTTTGTGAAGGTTAATATGCCAGTCAGCTGAACATAAAATTTTTGTCATTGCACTTCCTTTCAAAATGTGCTAAAAATGTTGCATAGCTAGTGAACAACGCTACACCGCAGGTGAAAAGCTGTTGAACAAGGCTTGCCTTATATTACATTGCGTGGGCGCGTAGCGCCCCAGCGAGGAACGTAGTTCCGCAGACGTTGATTCACGTCACACCTACGCCCACTTTTCTATACGAATATCAGGACCACACCAACACTGATTAAAGGGACACTTTATAGCTTTTTTAGGTACTTTGATATTTTTCATAAATATGTTTCCCATTAAAGCTTTAGGATAGTTTAATAAGCAAGAGCTTGGATAAGCATCACCGCTTGGTACAATATGCATTCTATCTCTACCTACAGCACAGTTCATACCTTTAAAATTACTATACTTTAGTCTTATTGTTGCTATAGAGGGATTGACGATATCACTACCATTATCTACTTCCATATAAGGATCATCTCTAACAGTGTTTTCAAATACTTTTAATTGCTCTTTTGTGTAATCTAGATAAGACCCAGCAATTGAAATATCGTCTGTAAACTCATTTTTTATTCTTACTAGACTAGTCCAAGTTATTTCACTGAGTTTTTCATAACATTTTAATGTGTAGTCCCAGTTATTTGGATCAGCTGGTATTGTAAGCTTATCTAAGTATCCATAATCATTTAAAATTTTAGCATTTTCATAAAACATATTTAGATCAGCATGTTCTGAATGAAAACTTGCGATAATAAAATTTAAACATTTTCCATTTAACTTACTCACGTAAGAACTAACAGGAATTGAGAGATTTGTAGTTATATGCGGAACATAGTTATAGCTTGATAACCAATTTATAAGCTCTACCCATTGCTTAAAAAGAGTAGGCTCGCCACCTAAAAAATTTAGTTTAATAGTTTTATTACCATATCTATCAGATAAGTACCTAAAGGCAGATACATACTCTTCTAGAGTTTTAAAGTTGAAAGGTTGATTGTTGTCATAACTTGAGCAATAGGAGCAAGAATAATTACACCTCTGCGTTAACATCCAATCAACCTCAACTTGAAACGTAGGATTGAAATATTTAAGACTTTTGATCTTTTCCAATAATCTTTCCTACATCACCTTCAAACGTGTAAGACCCTACATGATTTAGCTTAGTGTTAGGGTCTAGCCAGATCTCTCCTCCTAATTTTTGCCATCGTCTACAAAAAGTATAGTCTTCTGACAAATAACGATTATCTTCTGGATCATGTATTGTATCAAAAAAGGAATAACAATATTTGTTAAACTTTGGATCAATATTAGAGTCATTACGATAATGTAGTTCTGGATACGCTTGCATCATTTTTTCGATTACTTCTCTTTTGATTAAGAAGAAACCTGTTGAAGCATCAAGGACTTCTACAGCTCCGTTTTCTACTCTTACCTGCTTCGTAGCTTGGTCTATAAACTTAAAGTTGATAGCGTACTGTACTGGAAGTGCTTTTTTAGGGTATGCCGCAGCCATAATAGGTTTGTCATATGCTAGAGCCCGAAGAACAGCTTCTACATCAAACTCAATATCTGCGTCAATAAACATCAAATGAGAACAGTCTGATTCTAAGAACATTGCCGTCATGATATTTCTTGCACGAGTAACTAATGACTCGTTACGAAGAGTAGTAATTCGAAAGTTGATTCCATGTTGCATGAATGCTTGAGACATTCTAAACATGGATAAGAAAAACTGATCTGTTACTTGGCCTCCGTAACAAGGAGTAGCAAAAAACACATTGTGCTTTCTAAGTTTTTCTAAATCTATAACAGCTTTTCCGCCATCAACTTCTTTAAAAGCACCAAATTCTTTTTTCGGTGCTTTTTCGGCAGAAGCCATATCTGCTAGTGATTTTTTCATTATGCTAAGTCATCCACGTCTTCAGCAGGCTTGAATTCGTCAGAGACATCTCCAGCGAAATAAGAAGTATTTTGAAGTAGCCACTCTTTTTGCTCTTCGTATGTTTGACGCTTGTAGATCTTTGAAAGATCAAACAATTCAAGAGCTTTTTCATCTTCTGTAAGAGGTGAGTTATTACGGGCTGGAAGACAAGAGTACTTTACATTTTGTGGAAGTGGTCCTGTCTTTTCTTTTTTGATGGTAATATCGTAACCTGCATCATCGCTGGCGGGATTACCATAATCAGGGTTTGTAGCATAATCTACAATCTGAGAGTAGATTGTTGAACGAAGATCGAACAATTTAATCTTTCCATCAGAACGATCAATTACATTACATACATAAGAGAACTGAGGCTTATCAG